CGGCTATGACATTTTATATTATGTACTCTCAAGCGATGGTCAATAGAGATTTGGAAAGAAAATACTATGACTTAAAACAAGAACTTTTAAGAGTTTTTGGTTGGGATGAATATGACTGGGCAAAAAATTTTAGGGACTATGCACGAGAAGTTCAAGAACTTATCAAGTTTAAAAAAGAAATTGAACAACTTGAAATTATTAAAAAAGCATTAGAAGTCAAGAATTTGGAAGAATTGCAGAAGAAGAAAGAACAGATTGAAAATGTAATCAAAACGCTAGAAAATTGAGGAGGTGGAGTGATGAAAAGAGTCTCAATTACTTTAACAGATGATCTATTTATGCACCTTGAAGCATTAAGGATGTACTATGATTATCCTTCAAGGTCTGAAGTCATTAGGAAAGCTTTAGATGATTCAATCAGTAAGCATTCATCAAGCGAGGTATTTGATGCCTACGTTTCAGGAGCTAGAGAAATAATGCGTGATATGGAGGGAGATCAATGAAACGACCAAATAGATACCCATACACAAGAAGTCAGTGGGTTGAAGAGATTGCAATAATTCATACGAGCGATAACAGTAGCTTTAAATTAAGAGTTGAGCGGAATCAAATTACGGGAGAAAACAAGTGATGAAACACTTCTTAATCGGCTATGCCTTACTCACGACTTGCTTGTTATTCATGCAACGTGAAGCACAAAAAACCTTGCTTGTCTATCACGCTGATAGTAAATATCAGATTACTGGCAAGGTTACGGAAAAACGAAAAATTGGCAGTCTATTCACTATCACGGTCAACGGGAATGTGTTTGTGGTGAGTGAAGAACGATATAAAAATGTTGAGATAGGGGATGAGGTAAGAATATGAATTATAAAGTAACAGTCGATGGTAAAGAAATCGAATACGGTGCGTTGGTTGAAAAATCACGTTTTTCAGAAAAAGAATGGTCTGCTATTTATGCAGAGATTGCAGAAGAAAATTACCCAGAAATTTTTAAAAAAAGAAAATCGGATACTGCATTTATTGACACGCTTGGTGCTTTGACTTCACTAGAAGAACGATATGAAGCATTACTAGAGCTACTGCCACAAGATCAATTCTCTCGCGCTGGCACTCATCCGAAATGGGTAGCAGATGCAGTAGCAGAAAACATCTTGAACAAAGAAGATACACAACACGATATGTCTGATTTAATTGAACGATGCGAAACTCTAGAGGAATTGAAGAACGAGCTGACAGAGTATTTTGATTTAGAGGAAATGTAGGTGTTGCTATGACGACAAATATGAAAGAGGAGGATTTGGGAGATGCCTGATGTAGATTGGATAATGAATAATTGCCATATGATGCGTGATAACGGATGTTGGGCAGGAGAGAAGCAGATTTCCTACGCTAGTCCAGATGGGCAGTACACGTATTACATCAACAAGAGAAAAGATGGTACTTATTATTTTCATGGAGCAAGTAGACATTATGGGAGGACGTAGATGGACAGAAGATGAGGTTGATTATCTGGAGTGGTACGTCCTATCTGGAGAAGAGCAGGATTTAACACAGGCTTGCAAGTTTTTGGATAGAAGTTACACGGCTGTGCGGTCTAAATTAGCCAAACTACAAAAATATAATCCTGGCTTGCATTTTCATCCCAAATGGTCAGACGCAGATGATAACTACATCCTGAAATACTATCAACGCTTTTCGTACAAGACTTTGGCTCGTATCTTAGGACGTAGTGAGAGAGCCGTTCGAGACCGAATCCAAAAATTAGGAAAACGAAAGATTTTAGACCTGACTATATTTCACAAAGATGTAGTTTCACTAGCCAATCAAGGTATGGCTGTAAAAGATATTGCTAAAAAATTAGGATTGCACTACAACCAGGTATATTACTACTTGAACAAACATCAGATTCCTTATAAAAAGCGAGAGTTCAGAAATCAGAGTAACAATATCGCTTGGAGGAATTTGAATGATATGGTTTTTATTAGAAGGAGTTAAAATGAAAGAAAAATCTTATGAACAAGTTTTGGAAGAATTTAACGATGTTGATAAAGTCAACAACCCTAGTCATTATAAGGGGAAATTCGGACTCGAAGCCATTGAAGTTGTTAAGAATTTTGCTTTTGGATTAGAAGGAGTAGAAGGATTTTACTGGGGCAACGCAATCAAGTATATGTTACGCTTCCAGAAGAAAAACGGTCTCGAAGACCTGAAGAAAGCTAGAAAGAACCTTGATTGGTTAATTGAGGAGATGGAAAATGACCAATAATAAAATAACATTTGCTGAACAATCCAAGCTGTGGAGATTAGCGAAAGGTTTTAACAAATCTGAAGCAGCGCAATATTTCGGAGTAACAACCGAAGCGGTATGTCATTGGGAGAAAGGAGTTTCGCAACCTCCTGATGGTAAGATACTAACAATGTGTGAAGAGATGAAATTGAACCCACAATTGTTTTTGAAAAAGAAAACCAATCCATTCGCAGAAATGTTAAAGAAAAAACGAAACGAATTTGGACTGACACAGGAAGAATTAGGGGGTGAGATTGGATATACTAAAGATACTATTGCAAAGTGGGAGTTAGGAAAACTTCCTACTACTTATGCACTAGAAATTATCTGCTCATACTTTGGAATAGAGGTGGAGGTTTGGGAAAAATTATTGAGAGAGAACTCAAGAAACTAAAATTTAAAAATGTCAAAATCCAATCTTTGCATTATGAAATTATCAACCTAAGAGCCGGCATTGTTAAAGGACAAAGTTTTGATGGTATGCCAAAAAATCCAAGTAATGATAATCGGACAGAAGAAATGAATATCAAAGCTATTGATCGTATCGCAGAAATTTATCAGGAAATTGAGCGATTATATAAAGAGCAAGAGGAACTTGTTAAAGCCATCGAAGAGCTAGAAGAACCAATCGAGAATATCGTTATGCGACTACTTTACATTGATGGCTTATCTTGGCATCAGGTGGAAAAGAAATTGAATTGCAGTCAAGCTACCATCCAACGAGCCAGAGACAAATCTCTAGTCAAACTTTCTAAAATGTTTGATAGTAATGATAGTAAATGATAGTTTTAAAGTGTTATTATGATAGTATCGATTAGACGGTACGAGATAACGTTGCACGGTGATTTGCCTCCTTATTTTGTTTTCTATTTTTCATCTCAGTTACCGTCTATTTACTTTGGGAATAACAGGTCTCTCATAGGAGAGATAAAGTTCTAGACCTTGCATAAGCAGATTCGTCGACATCGGCATGGATGCCAGTGGGTGCAAATCCCACTATTCTCATGAGAGGTCTTACATGAAGTCACACAATAAATGTGTGGCTTTTTGTTTTATAAGGAGAAAGGGATGAAGCCACAAAGGCTGACTATATTAAACGGTCGGAGAACAGCGGTTGATTATGACAAACGTAACCAAGAATACACAGATTATAATCGTACTCGTTGGAAGTATGATAGAGAGGTTAAACAATTTTATAACTCAACCATCTGGAAGAGAACGAGTCAACAAGTCTTGCTTGAAGCAGATTATATCTGTGCTATGTGCGGCGATGAAGCTACTATGACTGACCATATCATTAGTGTGAAACAAGATTGGTCAAGAAGATTAGATCGAAGTAATCTTCAAGCAAGTTGTAAGAAATGTAATGATAAGAAAGCAATAAAAGAGAAATATTCTTTTTGAAAATAATAAAAAATAACAAAAATCAGATGGAATACTATGAGGGAATGCACCTTAAAATGTACGGAAATACCCCCTTTGATTTTAAACGGGGGGTAGGTATTGTTCGGATATAAGAACGCTGCCCTCTTCCGCGCAAAAAATTCCGTTTTTGAAATATTAAAACCCTATAAAATTTGAAAGGAGGTGGTCGATTTGGGACGAAAAATGAAGATAGTGGAAACTACTAAAAGCCATTTGACGAAAGAAGAGAAGATTGCAAGAAAAACCATACAAGAAAAGGCTTCGGATGGTTTAGAAGCATTGCAACTGACACCACCAAAACATTTTGATCCAATCGCAAAAGCAGAATATAAGCGTGTGATTGAAGATTTGAGAAAGCTACCCCTCAGAAACCTAGATAGAGCAGTATTAGAAAGTTACTGCACCTGGTACGCAGTCTATAAAGAAATATCTCGTGGATTGCAAAAAGAAGGGTATGTTTATGAAACAGATAATGGCAAGGTATTGCCTAATAAGATGCTGTATAGTTTGGAACGTGCGACTACTAACTTAACAAAAGCAGCATCACAACTTGGTCTTACTGTGGACAGTCGCATGAAGTTATTTGTACCAAAACAAGAAGAGAAGAAAGAGAGTATTTTTGATAAATTTGGTAGTTAGGAGGTGAAACAATGGAAGATATAGCTTATCAATACGCTTCAAAAGTTGTAAATGGAGAAATAATAGCCAGCAAGAAAGTTATAAAAGCTTGCAAGCGACATTTGAGAGACTTGAAGCGTATGGATGATGAAGATTTTCCGTATGTTTACTTACCTGATAAAGCAAAAAATCCGATAGATTTTATCGAAATGCTCCCAGATGTCAAAACGGGAAAACCATATCCGCTGGCAGATTTTCAAAAGTTTATTTTGAGTAGTCTATATGGTTGGAGAAAGAAGTCTGATACATCGATTAGACGATTTAAAAAAGCTTTAATCAGTCTTGCCAGAAAGAATGGTAAGACTATTTTAGTAGCTGGTATTGCTTTATATGAGTTTTTATTCGGTCGCAACCCTGCAATGAGTAGACAGTTGTTTTGTACAGCAAATGACCGCTCACAAGCACGTATTGCTTACGATATGATCCGTAAACAGTTAGATGCTTTAAGAAGTCAAAATTCAGACATCAGAAAAGCTACTAAAGTAGTACGAGATGAACTCCGTAACTTGAATGATGAAAGTTATGTGCGTGCATTGAGTCGCGAGACTGGAGCAGTCGATGGATTCGAACCGTACGTTGGTATCTTAGATGAGTTTGCAGCATCTAAAACTAATGAGATGATTGAGCTTCTAGAATCTGGTCAAGGTCAGTTGGATAACCCTTTGATTTTGATTATCTCAACAGCTGGATTTGATTTAAACGTACCAATGCACACTATCGAGTATGCGTATATCGAAAAACTTCTCGATGAAGAAGTTGAAAACGATGAATACTTTGCCTTCATTGCTGAACAAGATGATGAAGAGGAAATCAAAGATGAAAAGAACTGGATAAAATCAAATCCAATTCTTGAAGTCAAAGCGCTACGTAAGAAGATGATGGACTACCTACGAAAACGTAGGAAGGTGGCACTTGAGACAGGAACAATAAATGAAATCCTAGTCAAAAACTACAACATGTGGCGACAATCATCAGAAGAGTCTTACATGGACAAAGAAAGCTGGGCGAAAGCTAAGATTGATAAACCAAACACTAAAAAGCGTAGAGTTTGGTTAGGTGTCGATGTTGGTAGATCAAGTGACTTATTCTCTATCTCTCCGATGGTCATGATGGATGATTATTGGTATGCGGATAGCTTTTCTTTTGTAGCCACTAAATATGGCTTAATCGCAAAAGAAAAAAGAGACGGTGTTTCTTATACCAACTTGGAAAGAGCTGGTGAGTGCGAGATAACAACGCTTGAGAGTGGGGTTATCGATGATGAGCGTGTTCTTGAGAAGATTGAAGAAATGGTATATAGCAATGATTGGGAATTGCAAGGAATTTACTTTGACCCTTATCAATTCGGTTCACTATTAACTATGATAGAAAAGCGACATCCAGAGTGGCCACTAGTCCAGATACCACAAACCACCATGGTCTTGAATATGCCCACGAAACAATTCCGTGATGATGTTCGTCAAGGGAAAATCAAGCATAGTGGCAATCAGTTGCTAACAATGGCAATCAATAACGCATATACCAGAGTTGATAATAACGGTATGAGGATTGATAAAAACAAAAACAGTAATAAAATCGACCCTCTGGATGCGTTATTGGATGCGTACGCTGCTTGTTACTTAGAACCATTCGATGGAAGTGGTTATTGGACAAACGAGAAAATCCTAGAAGGAGGTTCGCTATTTTGAAAATACTGGAACATATCCACACAATTTTGCTATTGATAGGCCTTGGATTTTTAATCTATGGCTTTTTCTTATTGAATCAAGTAGCAGGTTTTTTATGTAGTGGAACTATTTTAATATTATTAGCCTTGTATATCAGTAAAACAAGGGGGTGAATTAGAAAGGAGGTGAGAAAATAAAATGACTTTTTTTCAATCTTTAGGTTCGTCAAAACTATCTTATGATGACTACATCTCTTCGGTAATCTCTGGTAATTCAAGTCCTGAATATACTGGTATATCTGCTTTAAAGAATAGTGATGTCTTAACAGCGGTATCTATCATAGCTGGAGATGTTGCTCGTTTTCCATTGTTGAAAAAAGATTTAATGGGTAATATCGAACAAGATGAAGATATGAATTATCTTTTGAATGTTAAATCTACAAGCAACACATCAGCAAGGCAATGGAAGTTTGCAATGACAGTCAATGCAATTTTGACTGGTAATTCATTCTCTCGTATTCTACGTGATCCATTTAGTGGCAAGCCATTAGAATTTCGATTTTTTAGACCGTCTGAAACGACTGTCGAAGAAACCAATGACCATGAATTAATTTACACTTTTCGTGACAGTCTGAATGGGAAAGAAATCGTATGTAAAGCAGAAGATGTTATCCATTGGAAATTCTTCAGCCATGACACTATTCTTGGTAGGTCTCCACTACTTTCCCTTGGAAATGAAATCAGCTTGCAAGATGGTGGATTGAATACCTTGATTAAATTCTTTAGAGATGGTTTCTCAAGTGGAATTATCAAGCTTAAAGGCGCTCAATTAAACGGTGAAGCCCGTAAGAAAGCCCGTATGGACTTTGAGAAGATGCGTGAAGGCTCAACTGGTGGCAGTCCTTTGGTTTTTGATGACACACAAGAATACACTCCACTTGAAATTGATACGAATGTCTTGCAGTTGATTACATCTAATAACTTCTCTACTGCACAGATTGCTAAAGCTCTACGAGTTCCTAGTTTCAAACTGGGAGTGAATAGCCCTAACCAATCTGTTGCACAGCTAACTGAAGATTATGTAACCAACGACCTTCCATTCTACTTTGATGCAATCACAAGTGAGCTTGCTTTGAAAGTATTCAGTGATGAAGAACGCAGGAAGTATCGTGTTGACTTTGATACTCGTAGCGTAACTGGTAGAAATGTAGATGAGATTGTAAAACTTGTAAACAATCAAATCTTAACACCTAATCAAGCTTTGATTGAACTTGGTAAGGAACGTTCTACTGATCCAAACATGGACCGTTACCAGTCAAGTTTGAACTATGTCTTCTTAGATAAGAAAGAAGAGTATCAAACAATGAAAGGAGGTGAGACAAGAGATGCCAAAGAGAATCAAGATGAAAGGTCCACTGATTCCGAATAACAGCCAGGAAGCATACGACTACTTCGGTTTGGAAGCAGTCAGTGCTAAATCTATCACAGATGCTTTTCCAGAAGACAATAGTGACATTGTTTTGGAAGTTAATTCCAACGGTGGTCTTGTAACTGTTGGAAGTGAAATCTATACAGCATTAAAGAGTTATCCAGGGCATGTGACTGTAGAAGTGACAGGAATGGCAGCAAGCGCTGCTAGTGTTGCAATCATGGGAGCTGATAAAGTGCTTATCAGTCCAACAGCTCAGATAATGATTCACAAAGCGTTGTATGGTTTCGTATCTGGTAATAGCGATGATTTGGATAAAGCTTCAAATGCGTTAAAATCTAGCGACCAAGCTATTGTGAATGCGTATGTAGCTAAGACAGGATTGGAAGAATCAGTGATCATCGACATGATGAAAAATGAAACCTTCATGTCAGCTAGTGAAGCAGTTGAAAAAGGCTTTGCAGATGAAGTAATGACCTTTGATGACGTTGGTGCAGTTGCAAGTCTTGGAGATGGACTGTTGCCACAAGCTGTTATTGATGATTTCTACGCTAACCGTAGCAAGCGTAAGTCAGAAATTCAAAACATGCTACGAGAAATCGAAAAAGAAGAACTACTTAGAGGGCTATAAAGCTCTCTTTTTAATACCAAAAAAGGAGAAAAAACAAGGTATGTTTAAAGAAAAAATGAAAGAACTTAAAGCGCAGATTGCAAATATCGGTGCTGAAATTGTTGCTAAGACAGATGAATTAAAATCTATTTTAAACTCTGATGATCTTGAAAAAGCTCGTGAAATTCGTGCTGAAATTGAAGCGTTAAAAACACAAGAAGCTGAAGCTAAAGCTAATTTGAAAACTTATGAAATCGCAGAAGAAGGAGTTGGAATGGTAGCAACTGGAGAAAAACATGAAGTAAAAGCAGAAGGTAAATCTTACCGAGAATCTGTTAACGAATGGGTACGTACTAAAGGTGCCGTTGCTGATTCAAACTTGAAACTTGAAGGAAAAGACCTTCTTATCCCAATGAATGAAGCAGTAAATCCAACACAAGACGGATTGAAAAAAGCAAACACTGAAAAAGTAACTAGTAAGGAAATTGTTACTACACCAATGCGTGAAGTTAAGACTGTTCTTGATCTTAAACAATTCACTACAATTCACAAAGCATCTAAAGGTGAAGGATCATATCCTATCTTGAAGAAAGCCACATCTAAGATGGCAAGTGTAGAAGAACTGGAAAAGAACCCAGCTCTTGCTAAACCAGAATTTACAGATGTTCCTTGGAAAGTTAAGACTTACCGTGGCGCTATTCCACTTTCACAAGAAGCGATTGACGATGCAGATGTTGACCTTCTTGCAATCGTAGCTGAAGCAGCTAACCAAATCAAAGTTAACACTACAAACGATGCAATCGCTACTGTATTAAAAGACTTTGAAGCTAAGACTGCTACTGATCTTGACGCTATCAAAGAAATCTTGAATGTAAACCTTGACCCAGCTTACAACGTATCATTCGTAGTTTCTCAAAGTTTCTATCAAAAACTTGACACTTTGAAAGACAAGAATGGTCGCTACTTGCTTCAAGATTCTATCGTTTCTGCATCAGGTAAAGCCTTCCTTGGTCATCCAGTATTTGTAGTTTCAGACACAACACTTGGTGCAACTGGTGAAGCTAAAGCCTTTATCGGAGATGTACAACGTGCTGTACTCTTTGCTGACCGTCAAGAATTAGGTCTTCGCTGGACTGACAATGAAATCTACGGTCAATACTTGCAAGCAGTTGTACGTTTTGATGTTAAGAAAGCAGATGCTAAAGCTGGTTACTTTGTAACTATGCCCTAATACTCCCCCAATCAGTGGGGGTGTCTCACGGTCAGCAGTAACTTTAGCAGTACCAACCGCAAGTAACACCAAGCAAGAAATCATGGCTTACTTAGATAGCAAGGGAATTTCTTACACAACTTCTCAAACCAAAGAGCAACTACTAGCCTTGATTGGAGGTTAGAGTCATGGAAGCTAAAAAGAATGGTTTTCTTGAAGAAGTCAAATTGTATTGTAAAATCGACTATGACTTTGAAGATGAACTACTACTTGAACTTATTGAATCAGCAAAAGAGCAGATATGCTTTGCAATCGATAATAATTTAAGTCCAGATGATTTAGTAGACTATGCAAAATTCCGACTAGCTGTCAAAAAGCAAGTAAAAGAAGAATACGAACATCGTGGAATGTCAGCAGATACCATGCGTTATCCGTTAGCGAACGGTGTACTAAACATCATCCATCAACTCAGAACACGGAGGGAAAGCTAATGCGAACACGTAAAATGAATGTTCGCATTACTTTTTTTCAAAAAGTAGGTGGACAAAACGAAGATGGAGAAGTGCTAGACTTCGAAAGGAAAGATTTATATACTTGCTGGGCAGAAGTGCCTAAAACATCTATTAAGGATTTTAGAGAAAGTGCGACTATCACAAAAGCTGGTGGATTGGTAGAACATAAAGACACTAAAACATTCTTAATTCGTCATCTTCCAAAACTTCCTTTTGACAATTCTTGCTATGTAGATTTTGATGGTAACGAATACCAAATCGATGCTATCGAACATGATTATGCAAACAAGGAAATTGACTTAATTAAGGGAGTGATGTTGTCATGACAAGGGGATTGGATTTATGTCTTCAAAACCTTGCTAAACTTGAAGCGAAAGCTCCTAAAGTTGCCCGTGAAGCAGTCACAATGGTAGCTAAAGAGTTTGAAAAAGAACTTGAAGTAAATACTCCAGTTTCTGATGAGTTTACACCCACTCGTTTGAAAGAAGATATAAGGATCAGTAATTTCAAAGGCGGTGGAGATGCTCCTTCAAAAGATATTGGATTTGGTCGTACTACTGGTTGGCGTGCAAAATATCCGAATGCAGGAACAATTTATCAAAAAGCACAGGACTTCGAGGAAAAGACTATCAATGCAGTCACTCCTCGTGCTAAAGAAATTTACATAACAAAAATAAGGGAGGTGTTAAAATAAATGATTGCTGAAACTGAAGCTTATAAACTTTTGGTGGCAGATGAAAAGTTAAATCAACTTTTTAATAAGTTTAGAGGTAAGGAGTTTCCAGGATACAAACAAGGTATCTTTACTTATGATATTCCTGAAAAACCTACGAACTTAAAACGAAAAGAACTTGCTCCGTTTGCAAGAATTTATTTAACCTACGAAGCACCTCACAAGTACGCAGATGATGAAATCATCTCAATGGAACAACGTATCACAATCAACTTTTGGTGTAAGAACGCAAAACAAGCTGACCAAATTGCCAAAAGAATGGATGTGGTCTTAGAAAGTAGTGGATTTGAACGCTACACAGCAAATGAGAAACCTCGATACATGGATGACGATATTGGACTACTAATGAATGTCCGAAAATATCGTCTTTTTGATTGGGGTGATCTCGAAGAAATGAAAGGAAAATAAATAAATGTCTAAAGTTAAATTTGGTTTACGTGGTTTTGAATATGGGGTTTTGAATGATAAAAACCTTGTACCAGGAGAAACTAAAAAAATCCCTGGTTTGAAATCAGCAAAATTGGATATCACAAATGAATTGAACACTATCACAGCAGATGATGGACCATACGTAGTATTGTCTTCTGGTATCACTGGAACAACTCTTGAAGTATCATGGTTGGATTTGGGTAGTGATGCTCGTAAAGATTTCTATGGTATCACTGTTGAGAATGGTGTTGAAAAATACAACAAGAAGATGACTCCGAACGACATCGCTTGCTTGTTCCGTACAACTGGTGATGATGGTAAAGGTATCTGGGTTGGTCTTCTTAAAGGTAAGTTCTCACTTCCAGGAATGGATTTGGAAACAAAAGACGGTTCACCAGAACCTAAGAACGATACTGTATCTGGAAGCTTTGTGGCTCGTGGGGATGATGATGAAGGTCTTGTAATTGTAGTTGGTCGTGAAGACAACCCACAATTCCAAGAATCTGAGTTCCGTAAATTAGTCTTCCCAAAGTCGTAAGTGGTGCTGCACCTGCAGGAGTAGTTGCCACGAGAGAACAGTAATTGGACTAGGCTTGGTTTTTTCCAAGCCTTTATTTTTTTAAAGGAGTTAATAAATGTTTGAAATTAAGTTTAAAAAAGCGGGTGTTTTGAAAGAATTTTCTAAAGACTATGTAAATGTTGAAGATAACCTTTTAGCATTGGAGCATCAAGTACGACAAACTGCCTTGTACGAAAATAAAGAGGATTTGTTAAATCCTATTAAACATCGTGAATTGAATGAAGCATATCTAGATATGTTTGTGAAAATGTACGGTGAACAGTTTGAAGTAAATGATATTAAATGCGCTAGTGTAGAAACACTTGAGACTTTGAATGACTTATACCTTGCAGCTCTCGGTGGAAAACAGGAAGAAAAAGAGACCCCAGAGGGAAAAAAGAAGAAAAAGGGTTAAGCCCTAAAGAAGCTCAAAACAATTTATTAGTTTGGGTTCAATCATTAATGAGTCAAGGATATACAATCCATGACATTAAAAGTATGCGTTTATCAGATTTTGATTTGATGGTGCAAGCTTTGGAAACAAAAGAAAACAAAGAGGAAGAAGAGACAACCCTTGATAAGGCCTTCCCATTCCTTTTTGGATAAAAAGAAAGGAGATTAAATGGCAAGTAACATTGGCGAATTAGTCGCCACAGCAACCTTAGATGTCGCTCCTTTTCAGTCGAATGTTGGGAGGTTGAAAACCTATCTAAAAGGTGTTGATAATTCCCTAAAAGCGATGGAAAACAATTTTAAGGGCGCTGGTAAGAATGTCAGCAACTTGAAAGGCCTTTTATCGCAAACTGGTTCAGCTTTAAACTCATATCAAAAGATTTTGAGTTCACAAAGTGAACGATACAACCAATTGAAAGCAAGCATTGGAGATGTATCTACTGCAACTGCAGAGCAAAAGCAGAAGTTAGTTGAAGCAAGTGCTAGTATGACAGCTACCGCTGCTAAAGTAGCTGAATTACAAAATCGCTATGAACAGTTAGCTAGTTCTATGAGACAAGCTTATATCGATGATAGTGCATTCACTAAATTTGGTAGAGGTGCTCAAGAAGTCGGTAATAAAATCAGTCAAGTAGGTCAAACAATATCTGGTTTTGGTTCTGCTTTAACCCGTGGAGTTACTGCTCCAATCGTGGCGGGAGCTGGTCTTGTAGTAAAAGCAGCAATCGATTATGAGTCAGCATTCGCTGGAGTTAAGAAAACCGTGGATGAAACTGCCACAGTATCTTACAAAAACCTATCGGACGGTATTCGTCAAATGGCTAAGGAATTACCAGCTAGTGCAGTAGAAATTGCAAATGTAGCAGAAGTTGCAGGTCAGTTAGGTATTAAGGCAGAAGATATCCTTAAATTCTCACGTACCATGATTGATATGGGAGAATCAACCAACTTGAGTGCTGAAGAGGCTGCAACTGCAATCGCTAAAGTAGCAAACATTATGGGTTTAAGTTCAGATGATTATTCAAGGTTCGGTGCATCCGTTGTAGACCTTGGTAACAATTTTGCCACAACTGAAAAAGACATCGTAATGATGGCCAATCGTTTAGCGGCAGGTGGTAAACTAGCTGGACTAACTGCACCTGAAATCTTAGGTCTTGCAACTGCCATGAGTAGTGTAGGTATTGAAGCAGAAGCAGGTGGTACTGCCATGACTCAAACTCTTACTGCTATTGGTAATGCAGTTTCATTGACTACTAAGGACTCAGCAGATGATCTAGCATTAATTGCTAAAGTAGCAGGAACGACATCAGAAGAGTTTCAACAAGCTTGGAAAGAAAAACCCGCTGAAGCTTTACAATCCTTTATTAAGGGGCTTAATACAGCCCGTGAAAAAGGCGCCAACATGGATGCTATCTTGATGAAGTTAGGCATGACAGGTGTTAGACAAGGGAATATGCTTAAATCTCTAGCTTTATCATCGGATAAAATGAGTGCAGCAGTAAATCGCTCTAACCAAGCATGGAAAGAAAATACTGCATTGACCAATGAAGCGAACAAACGTTATGAGACTACTGAGTCTCAATTAAAGATGTTTAGAAATCAGTTGACAGATATCGCTATTGAATTCGGAGGTCCATTGATTAAAGCCCTAAGAGAAGGACTGAATGCAGCAAAACCATGGATTGAAAACCTATCAGAGTTAGCTAAGAAGTTCAGTTCATTATCGACAGAGCAACAACAAAACATCTTGAAATGGGGTTTGTTCGCAGCAGCATTAGGACCAGCTTTGAAGTTGTTAGGTGGTGGTATTTCAGTTATAGGTGGTTTTGTAAAAGCTATCGGTGGGTTATCAAAAGGTATTGGCTTCCTGAGTGGTTCAGCTAAATATCTTGCAAATCTACCAGCTGGTTTAACTGCTTTATCAAGTTCAGCAGGAGCAGCTGAAACTGCAATGGCAGGTGTATCAACAAGTGCTGGGTCTTTATCTGGTGCATTTGGCGCTCTTGCAAATCCTTTAGGATTGATAGTTGGTAGTATAGCCTTAGTAACTGCAGGCCTTGTTTATCTTGGGAATGAGAAAGATAAAGCGAGAATCAAGACTGAAGAATTTGGTTCACAACTAAGTGATACTGCAAGAGGAGAGTTAAGAAGCTTCCAAAAAACAGTAGATGAAACAGCTACTGCAGTCGCAAACTTTGGAACTCACGCTGGTGATGTTGAAAAAGTCACAGGTGCTTTTAAAAAGCTTTATGATGAGGTAGCAGAGAGCGCAGAGAAATCCAACAAACGTATGGAAGAACTAGGTGCTAAATGGGGTCTTAGTGAAGAAGATATTGCTAGAGCTAGAGAAAAGAATGGTCAGGTTGTATCTAATACAGAAGCCATGATGAATCAAATTAATGAGATTTATCAACGTCACAATGGAGATGCGGGCAAGTTTTCTCAAGAAGAAAAAGAAATCATCTTGAATAACCAAAATGAGATGATTAAAGCTAAACTTTCTATGATGAGCTTATCTGCTGAACAACAGAAAGCAGCACTCCAAGCCCTGAATGGAGAAATTAGCAATCTAAATGAAACTCAATTAAAACATACAAAAGATGTTTTAAAACAAGCTTTAGATGAAGAAAAGACTCTTTACGAAACATCTAAAAGCGAACTAGGAGAGTTGCTAAAAGGTAAGGCGATAGATCAAGAGACTTACAACAAGAAAATGCAAGAACTTGAAGCTAACCACACCCAAACCATGGAAGCTCTTGGAAGCAAGTATTACCAGGTTATGAAAGCTATGGATGAGGAATGGAAGACTCGGACTCGTTCAAACACTGGAAATAATTACTGGGAAGAAGCTAAGAAGGTTCTGGAAGAATACGGTCTGTCCTATGAAGCAATTGGTCAGAAAGCGGCAGAAGCTTCTCAAAAAATGGGTGATTCCCATAGCCTCCTTGCTAAATATACAAGTGATATGAGCAAGGAGACAAGGGAAGCAAACGATGCTTGGTCATTGCTGGTTGGGAATATCAATGAAAATGGTAATTTTGAAGTTAAATCAAATGTTAAGGAAGTGATTGGAGAAGCCACTAAATCTGCCGAAGGATGGGAGCAATTTAAGTTTATCGCTAAAAATGCAGATATCAATTCCAATGCTCGTGTGACAATCGCAGAAGCCCTTGTAGAATCAGGTAAATGGTCGAATATGACCCTTGAAGAGAAACAACTAATTATTCAAAACCAAGCGGGTCTACAAGCTATTTTTGATAGTCAGGAAAATCTTAAGATTTGGAATAGTATGCCAGCTGAAGTGAAACAACTTCTACTGGATAAAACGGATGTGATGAACAATGTGGAAATTGCTTCGCAAACTCTTAAAAATTATGATGCATTAGCACCGAAACGGAAAGAGTTACTAGCGACAGATGAGAGTTTCAGAACTGCAGTCGCTAGATCAACAGATACTCTAACTACATGGAATGCAACCACTCCATTTACCAAAGACTTCAAAGCAAATGCAACAGATGTCTTAAATAATGGTCAGTTATCTATTGATAAAATCATGTCTTGGAATTTAACAAACGCTGATACAAAATCACTAGATGCAGTTGATAACACAGCTGGTGCAGTCGCAAGCGCATTATTAAGCGTGAACTCTCCAAAACAAGAAACACCAATTGGTATTAATGCAACAGACTTAACAGGTCCAGAATCTGCATCTGCAAGCGCTGGAATCAATGCGATTAAGCAAAAATTTCCGATTGATATCAATGCTACGAATAAGACACAAGGCGAAGCAAACTCAGCGAGTCAATCAGTAAATGCTGTGAAACAAAATAGTCCTATCAGCATTAAGGCTCAAAATAATACAAGTAGCGCGATCAATAGTGTGTGGTCAGGTTTGATGTCCTTGCCAGCTGTTAAATTTATTGATATCATCACACGTCATTTTACCGAACAGCATGCGAAAGGTACAGATAATCACCCGAGTGGTCTTGCGACAGTCAACGATCAACGTGGTACACTTTACAAGGAATTGATTACATTGCCTGATGGTACATCGTTTATCCCTGAAGGTCGTAACGTAGTCTTGCCACTTCCTCCAGGCTCTAAAGTCATGCGAGCTGGTAAAACTCGTAGTTTAATGAACCGTTTAGGTATTCCAAATTATGAAAAAGGTATTGGATTCGAAGATACTAAAATCTCGCACCTTAGTCGTAGGATTGGTAAAGTGAATGAGTATAGGCAACAATACGATGATAGACGTGTTGTTCAATTGTTGTCAGAATTGGTCCATCAATCTTCTTCACAACAAAATTCATCAAGTCAAGTTGGTAATGTTAACTATACACTTAACTGGAACGGTTCAAATGGTGAAGATCCATACTCTCCAGAATTCATTCAGAGATTGATGAGAGAATTCGCCTATTATACAAATCAGGAAGGAGGACGTTTAGCTTAATGTCTTTTTTTACATTTAACGGAAAATCTAATGAAGAATTTAATTTGAAATTAGGTCAAGGGATTGAGTATGCAACATCCTCTAACGATTTAGAACGTGTAACAGTACCAGGTCGCGATGGAGAGTTGCTTGTATATAACAATAGGAGAAAGGCTATCGAGCAGTCTTTCCCTTTGCTTTTGGTAAAAGAAAAAGGCTTGACAACAGATGTTATTCCTAAAATTACTGAGTGGCTAAGCGTGAAAGGTTTTCGTGATATGTCCTTCTCTTGGGACAAGGAACATATCTATAAAGGAGCTTATTTGGAAGGTTTTAGTGTAGAAGAAACCTTGAAGCAATTTGGGAAAACAAAGCTAAACTTTTTGCTTCATCCCATCAAGTATCGTAAAGATGGATTTAACAGAATCAATTTATCCAATAACTCAACCATTCTGGGAAAAGGTAATGTAATGAGTGACCCTGTTCTTACAATCCGTGGAAACGGAGAGGGGATTCTAACAATCAACGGCAGACAGACAAAGTTTAAGAATGTCCAAGGTGTGATTGTTTTTGATATGCAAAAAAAACTTGTATACAGTGGGAATTTACCGGCTTGGGATAAAGTTGTGAGATCTCCGCAATACGTTATGCCAAAATTAGATCCAGGAGAGAATAGAATTTCTTGGACGGGTAATTTCAGCGTGGAACTTATCCCTTATTGGGGGGTGATGATTTGAAACCAATCTTATATAATGCGACTGAAACTGTATTTGATTCTTACGGTTTAGGAGAAATGAGCGCTAATAAAGCGACGGTAACAAGAGAGAGAAACGGGAATTACTCTCTGTATATTGAGTACCCCGTAGGTGGTTCTCTAACTCCATTGTTTAAGCAAGATATGAGAATCAAATCAGATGCTGGGGTTCGTACCAAGAATCAAACATTCTACATTTCAAGGATTGTAAAAGACAGTAGTCATGTGATTAAAATCTACGCTAAACATATTAGCCATTTAACAGAAACGATGGGTATTGTACACGGAACGACTGTAGTTGGCGATGCTAACGTCGCTTTGGCTCGATGGTCCGGGTCTTTGGTTGGTGGTGTTGAATTTAGAACATGGTCTGATATCGAAACTGAAGGTAAAGCGAGTTGGACAGTTGACAAATTCAAGACAGCTCGGGAAGCTTTGGGTGGAGTAGAAGGGTCTATATTAGATGTTTGGGGAGGAGAGTATGAGTTCGATAACACAACTATCCGACTTCATAAACAGTTAGGGAGGAAAACTCCAACAGTTTTGCAGTATGGGAGAAATATTTTATCGGCTGAGGAAGATGAAAATTCGGAATCTAGTTATACATCTATTTACCCTTATGCCAGCTATACTCCAGAAGCTGATGAAGGTGGAAGGCAGGCTGACCCAGTATTTGTTACTTTACCTGAAAAGATAGTAGACAGCCAGTGGGTCAAAATGTACGCTGATAGACGTGTTCAAATTGTAGATTTCTCGTCTAAATTTGCTGAAAAAGAAACACCTACTCTTGATAAACTTAGGAAAATGGCTGAAAGATATGTTCATGACAATCGTATCGGTATACCTAAGACGAGCATTAAAGTAGAGTATGTAGATTTAGCGAAAACACTTGATTACGCAGACATGGCTTTCATGGAGGAGGTTGAACTTTGTGATATAGTCCCTATCTTTTATCCAAAAATTGGCTTGACTAATGAAGATGGGAAAGTTGTAGTAGTTAACTATGATGTTCTCAACGATCGTAACGAATCTATAGAAATTGGTACTATCGGACAAGGGATGAAGTCTGCGATGGTAGGTAGCCTTGGTGAAAGATTAGAAACGTTGGAAAATCGGCAGATAAGACTTGAAAGTAATATACCTGCATATCTTTTAGATGGGAAAGGCAATAAGGTTTGGTATCAAACACCAGATAATACAAGAGAGCATAAAGTCGGTGACACTTGGTTTGAGAAGAATGGTCTTTATGATCGCATCTATGTTTGGAATGGTGAAATGTGGGAAAAGCGCATAGACACAGAAGATGTAGACAAGGTTAAGAAAGAAGTCAACAGACAATTTGAAGAGGTTAAGGTTACTATAGACCGTGCCATCTCAGAAGTGAACGAGCGTAGTTCAGAAGCCTTAAAAAAAGCTGGTGCAAGTGAAGATTTAGCTAAAGAAGCAAAGCAGATTGGGCTGGATTCTGTTGCCAAACTTGAAGAATTCAAGAGACAGGCTACGAACGCTCAGACGGCTTTGTCGGGTGACTTGGATGTCTTCAAACGGACGGTCAACAATGAAATCAACCAAGCTTCAGAGTATCGTAGAACGACCACAGAAGCTCTTAGTCGCATGACTGGTCAGATAAACGGATTTGCGACGAAATCAGAGGTTAAACAGGACATTGATGGACTTACGCAGACCTTTGCTAAGATGAAGGTCGGGGGGAGAAATTTGTTGAAAGGCTCTAAAGGGCCTTTTATGCCAGACATAAAGCCAGCTAATTTTGACAACAACATTCTGTATGTAGAAAACACATCTATCTACATGGAACAGGGTCAGGAATACATCATTTCAGCCAAAACGGACGGTAACTTTACGAACAATCACGATTGGAGCAAGGAGTCTGATAATGTGGTTCTTTGGATTATGGGCAAAAAACTCAGACCTTATCAAATTGTATCGGACCTTAATACAGGTACAACAGGAACGAAATTCATCTGGAATAAACCGACAGGAATCTATCATCTACGCGTTAACACCTATCATAAAGAAGCAACCAAGAGTGTTTGGGATGTGAAGATTGAGAAAGGCAATGTTCCGACAGATTGGAGTCCAGCTATTGAAGATACTGACGGTCTTATCACAGAAGCTAAGGCCACTTTTGAGCAAACGGCTCAGGGCTTACGGACTGACTTATCAGCTATTCAGGAATATGTTAACAAAGACGGTCAGCGCCAAGAAGTCTTACAGCGTTACACTCGTGAGGAGAGTGCTAGGCAAGCGACAGCTGTTCGTGAGCTGGTTACGAGGGACTATGTAGGGAAAGCGACTTATCAGGAGGATGTGAGGGGTATCAATCAGAAGATTGAAGCGGTCAAAACGACTGCTAATAAAGAGATTGCTACCCAAATCGCAAACTATCGTCAATCTATTGATGGAAAATTCACGGATATTTCCAGTCAAGTTACGACTTATAAGCAGGTTACAGATGAAAAATTTGGAGATCTATCAAACCAAATTGTAAACAACAAAAATAGCACAGATGATCAAATCGAAAATGTAAGGAATCAGCTGGCAAAAAAAGTAGAATTAACTGACTTCCAGCATGTTAAGGAAACGAGCCAACTCTACGAGCGCATTTTAGGCACATCCGAAACAGGAGCACCTGACAAGCTATCACGGCTTGTCATGAGTAGCGAGATATTCCAGACGGAGGTTGGGAAGTATTCAACTCAAGGTGGCCCGAATATGCTCCGAAATTCACGGGCAGATGACGGTTTGAAATACTGGACAGAAGCTAATAATAGACTAGGCTTTACATCTCACGACTTTTATTTTAACGGCCAAAAACGAATGTTTGAATTAAGACCAGGTGCAGTCGTGAAAAGCCCACGCTTCATTGTCAAACGAAGCGCTGATTACACATTGAACATTTTAGGATTTGACAATAATTCAAAATATTTTAGAGTGTATTTCTGCAAGCGAAAAAAAGGCTCAAGTGAAGACTTTGAAGAGAAACAGCTTGTCTTTGTCGGTAGACCTCAATGGACAAACGGACCAGTATTTAGTAACGAAAAAACCGTTAAAAAATCCTTCAAATTTAATATTGGGGATTATGACGAAGGTTATCTTCAATTCGAGTACGACCGAAACAACCCGAATAAATGGGGCGGTTTGTTCATGACCGAGCTTGACTTTTACGAAGGCTCAAATGACCGACTCTGGCAACCAGCACCCGAAGACTCAGCAGAGCCTATCGAAGCGACACGGACACAAGTCGCGCAGCTTGCTGGCTCGTATGCGATTAAGAACCTGAATAGCGCAGGTGATTTGATTTCAGGAATTAATCTTGGCGCTAACGGTTATAATCGATTTGATGGTAAATTAACTCACATCACTGGCGAGACTCTGATTGATAATGCAGTGATTAAGGATGGTATGATTGCTAACTTAAACGCTAATAAAATCACGGGTGGCACGATTGATGCAAGCGAAGTCAACATTATTAACGTTAACGCTAGCAACATCTTAGCCGGCACGCTAACCGGTATGAAGATTAGAGGCGGTCAGATTGATTCCATCAATGGAAATATGCACATAAACTTACAGACGAACCAATTTATATTTAACGGACGAGCTAGTATCGAGTTTAAATCACCCAACAACTCACTAGAATTTAATTCTGGAGGGCGTAAGGCATTCCTTGCTCCCACAGTGTCACAAGGTACTAATTACGCAGCATTTGCTTTCGGTGTCAACGACAGAGGAGACCACGACCCAAACAGAGATTTTGTCGGTTTGAAAATCTTCAATCAACCAGATGCTAGACAGGTCGTAATTATTGGCGATCTCATACTAACAAGCTATGCCAATCAAGGTATTCAAACAACCTCGTTAAAAGATTTGTTTGAATTGATAAATGACAATTTTAAACGACTAAGAGAATATCGTGTACAGAACGGGGAAGGTTCGCCCGGATTTTGGGATATTACACTGTATTAGAGAGGAAGGAAACATGAACACAACAGATAAAATCATCAACGAGCTGGCGGTTAAAATTGCCAATTTAGCAGTAGAAGTAGCGAATTACAAGGTCTTATACAACGAAGCCTTGGAAGATAACGGGCGCTTAAGTCAAGAACTAGAGCGTGTAAATAACGTGTTAGAATCAGACGAAGCTCTCAAAGAATTATTTGAAGAAGTAGCACAGAAGTTAGGAAAGGAATAAATCTTTATGGAATTTAAAATCATTAACAAATACTTGCAAGAAGAAGGACGCACCTTCGTTTCAATCCGTTCAGCGAACCCTTACACGGCCTTTGAGCGTGTTTTGATTGGGGACCGTACCAACGAATCAGATGAAGTACTGATCCAAGCCGTACTTGGCCAAGTTGCGACCGAGTTAAACCCTGCTGAGGGTGTGAAGAAGTTACAAGAGGACTTACACACTCAAGCTGAAACCTACGAGCAGAAACTTGCTGAAAAAGATACCAAGATTGCAGAAGTTAAGGCAGTAGCTGATTGGGCAGTCTTGGTTCGTGTAACAGATGTAGATAATCCACTAGATCCGACATTATTCAAACGTGGTCTTGAATTGGTAGACCTTGGACAAACTGGGAAAGCTTATCAACCACAAGAAATTTTTGCGCTTGAGAATCCTGGGCATGTCGAGAAGTTCCAGGAAGGTAAGCGTGTGATGATTCAAGTTAATGAAGCCTTCACTTATCAAGGGCAAACACTTGAAGAGCTCGCAGGCCTTGAACGAAACGGCAAGCTAGGCATCTGGAAGTGGACAGAACCTAAACCAGAGAAGCCATCTAGTGAACTAGAAACTCAACCAGTTTCACGTTAGGAGGTGTTTATGCGAGATTTACCATTTCATGAACTTATCGAACATCTGCAGAACCTTTCTTCCAGCCCTTACATCCATATCTTTTTTTGGTTAATGATCTTAGATATCGTTACAGGATATATCAAAGCATTTAAAACTAAAAGATTTGATAGTAAAATTGGCACAATGGGATTGATTCGTCATTTCGTAGTATTTACAGTCATTTTACTTGTTGCGATGTATGCTCGTTCGCTTGGTGTTCGTCCGTTAGGGATTACCTGGACAATGTTCTTCATTGCGAATTATCTAGGGTCTGTACTTGAGAACTGGGAAGCGATTGGCTGGGCGTTCCCAGAATTCTTAAAACCTTACATTAACCAAATTAAAAAAGACAATGCTAGAAAACTTGGTCAATTGCTAGTAAATATTGAGCAGAAAGACAAATTTGACGAAAAGGAGAAATAACATGATCAATTGGAAATTAAGACTACAAAACAAAGTAACGCTCATTGCTCTTTTAGGAGCTATCTTCTTGATGGCTCAACAGTTTGGGCTTGAAATTCCGCAGAATTATCAAGACGGTCTTAATACATTCGTTTATATTCTTGTGTTGCTGGGAGTTATCAATGACCCAACAACTTCAGGATTAACTGATAGCAAGCGAGCGCTAGAATACTACGAACCAAACGAGGATAAATAATCATGGATATAGATAAAAGCAGATTAAGAACCAATCTTCCACAGGTTGGAGAGCAACCCTACCGTCAGATTCACGCTCACTCAACTGGAAATCGCAACTCAACCGCCCAAAATGAAGCAGATTACCACATGCGCAGACCAGCTGATTCTGGTTTCTTTTCTCACGTTGTTGGGAACGGCCGTGTGATGCAAACCTGGTACACTGATCGTGGAGCATGGGATGTAGGTGGTGGCTGGAACGTAGAGGGTTACGGCCAAGTTGAGCTGATTGAAAGCCATGAAACAAAAGAAGAGTTTATGCGCGATTACAAGCTATACGTCGAACTGCTGCGTAACCTTGCTGATGAAGCTGGCATTCCTAAGACGCTGGATTCTGACAGCTTGGCTGGAATTAAGACGCATCAATACTGTACGTATAACCAGCCCCGAAATTATTCTGACCATGTTGACCCGTATCCTTATCTTGCTAAATGGGGCATTAGCCGTGAACAATTTAAAAATGATATTGAAGGCGGTATCTCTACTGAAGCCGGCTGGAAACGCAATGAAACAGGCTGGTGGTGGGAGGAGTCAGACGGCTCTTATCCTACGAAAACATGGAAGCAAATCAAGGGAGAGTGGTTCTACTTCAATGAACGTGGATACTGCCTAATCAACCGTTGGTTCAATGATGGCAAAGATTGGTTTTATCTTGACAAACGTGGCGCAATGGTCACAGGCTGGATGTTTCTAAACCATCGCTGGTATTTCTTCAAATCAGATGGCCGTATGGCCACTGGATGGGTAAAATACCGAGAAACTTGGTATTTCATGGAAGAAAAAGATGGTTATATGCTGTCTAAACAATTCATCAAATCGGGAGACGGCTGGTATTACTTGAAGGCAAACGGTGAACTTCACACAGACCCAGCATTCAAAACCGAACCAGACGGGCTTATCACTATCGTCGATAAACCAAAAGAAGAAAAATAAAAACAGAAAGAATTTCAAAATAGATTACACTAACCGCAGGCTCAGGCTTGCGGTTTTTTTGTTTGCAATAATAAAAGCAGTGACCGAAATCACTGCTTATCAGCTGTAGCAAATTCATAGAGCTTTTCTGCTGTGAGAAGGGCCATTTTGTCCATGCTTGTTTTTCCTTTTCTAAGGTCAGAAACAGTAGTCCATGGAACTCCAGCACCTTGTGAAATAGCAGATGTAGACATCGAACTGTCTAATAATTCTTGAATAACTTTTCTCATATTATTTGTCCTTTTTATTTTTTAGATAGATATATACATTGATCACAATTATAAAAATAGCTATTGCACTAACCATTGCTTTTCCTCTTTTCATTTGATAAAATAGAGGTGTGAGGGGCTTTCGCCCCCACCTCTTAGCGTTTACCTTTTTCTTTTGCGGGAGTTGGGTTTACGCTTTTTGTTTTGCCTTGCGACCGTTATTGCGGTTACTAGACTTGCGATAGCAGTTACTGTTTCAGGAATATTGTCTATTGCCTTTTCAAGTAACCTAAGCCAATCTTCTTTGTTCAACTTCCTCACCTCCTTTCCTTATCTTGATTACATTATATCACGGTATACCGAGAAAGTCAAGAGTTTTTATAAAGTTTTTTGAAAAAAATAAGGGGCAAAAAAGGGGCAAAAATGTCGTAAACTTATGTAAAACGATGTAAAAACAATTATTTTAAAGCTGAAAATGTAGCGATTTTATAATATATAGGAATTTGATGTAAATATATGTAATAGCATTTTTAAAAGTAGATGGATTCTAATAAATAAAAACAAGCCCTTGAAAACATTGGTATTCCAAGGGCTTTTGTTATGTCTTTGTGTAGAAAAGGGGCAGGTAAGGGGCAGAATTAAAAAACACTATCCAAAGTTTTTACAAGTTTATCTTCCATATCTTTAGTCGTATGGGAATAAATCTCAAGTGTCATTTTTGCGTTGGCGTGTCCGACACGATCCATGATTGACTTGATAGGAAGTCCGGCTTCTGCTAAATAGGAAATATGAGAATGTCTGAAAATATGGCTTGAAAGATTTTTTTCTATTCCAGCTTTTGCACCGTATTTTTTTATAATTTGGATAAAAGATGCTAACGTTATCGGGCTATTCCAGACCTCTAAGCAAAAGATATAATCATCATCTTTTAGCGGTTGATAACGTTCAGTGAGTCGAGCCACTTGACGTTGTATAGCCTTTATAACTGCATCTGATACCAGTATTGTTCTAATGGATCTTGCGGTTTTTGGCAATGTTTTTATTTTGTTGATTGAGTCAAAATTACCTGTAATTTCAA